TCACTAGCACTGATATCCCAGTCAAGAACTCCAATTAGGTTGTCCACTTTATTGTCAATAATAGTAGATTCCATAGCCGCATTATCAAACGATAATTCTTTAAACCATTCTGGTAGTCTAAGTTCATCAGTTGGATAAGCAATGCTTGTTATACCCATTGGATTGGATTTAAGTTTACATACAATAACTTTCATACCATCAGTAATATCCATACTGCGCTGATCACTGTGTGCTTTTTTAAATCTATTCCAATTGATAGCCGCCATAGCATGTCCAACTCCGCACTTACCAGTCTTTGCAAAGACTTCGGTATGTTTGGTTAAGTTGTTAACACGCTTGGGTGTACCTTTCTCCCAACCTGGACGTTCCTTGAATGCTGTTCTAAATTCATTGATGGCATCAATAACGTCTTGCTTGTCTTGTCCATTGAGAACCATAAGCAAAATTTGCTCAAGAAACTTTTGCATGAATTCAGGAGTATCAGACCTTTTAAGATCGAGTCCCATGGCTTTAATCTCGCCGAGCTCTCCATCTTTGTCTTTGCGTTTACCTTCTTTATCATAGATAAGAACGGCATAACGTTTTTTAGTAATGAACAAGCCTTTACTGGCGACAACTTCTCGTCCTGCTTTAATAATTTCACCATAGTTAGTGGGGCAATTAAATGCTTGATTCATAAAGCCAGGAAATGTATTATTGACCTCATCTGCCACTGTATCATATAACTCGATGATTTTATCACGAGTCCATTCAAGTTCATTGCGGCCAATTTGATTTTTATAAACTGGATAAGCACTAAAGTAACAACTGTCAGTGTCACCATAGATAATAGTTTCACCCAAGTGATTATATTCTCCAGTAAACATTTCATTTACCTGACTGGCCATGTGCTTGGCAACTTGTCTACCACATAGTGTTGTGCTCTGTCCCATGCGTAAATCGAAGAATCTAGATCCTGCATTGAGCAACGCACCATATAACGAGTTCAAATTAATCTTCTTGACCAACTGTCGCTTATCCCAATACTCAAACATATCTGTACCATATGCTTCTTTGGCTTTGACTTGTAGTTCTTTACGTTCACTATACCAACGTGCTAGCAATCCAGGAATAACGCCTTGCTTTTCAAAAGTAAAGATTGTGCCATTGGAAGTTAACATCCAAGGGTTACCATTTAGATAAATTAACTCGTATGCTTCGGCGGCCGACATTTCTGTGCTGGTGCCATTCTCCCAATCAATGATAACATCATAGGCTTTGTTTTTAGCCATGACTTGATCATATTCATGTACAGCAAACTTTCCATCCCAGTAGTCAGCAAAGCCTTTGCCACTGTCCAGCCATGCTGTAAGTTCTTGTTTAGTTTGTTGTTGACGCACCTGTCCAATAATAGTTTCTGGACTCATATTAAGAGCACGGATCAAACTAGGATACAAACTGTTCAAGTCCATTGACCCGATCCAATCATGTACACCTTTTTTAGGATAAGCTACATAAGCACCTGCGGCCTGTGTTTCAATACCATCACCACGCTTACGATCCATTACCATTACTCCTCGCCCGTGAGCTTCATTGATAATAGCTTGATCAGTCATAGCCACCGCACCCATTGTTGTGCGTAGTGTAACTGTGTTTGCATGGGCCAACACGTTAACTAAGTCAATGTATTGTAGCTTGGCGTCCATCTTGAACAGCAACATGGTATCTTGTCTGTTATACGCAATGAACTTTTCAAAGTCATTGTTATACAGTTGATCCAATGTGCCTTCATAGTGAACTTTAGTTTCGCCAATTTCAATCTCACCTACATAGTCAAGTCGATATGTGTGAAGTTCATGATAGGTATACTTACGATACAAGTCAAGATAGTCCAAGTGTACACGACCGACAAAGTCGTATGTTTCACTAATCTTACCATACTTTTCGTATTCACGCTTCTTAGGTTTAGCATTCCATAGGCAAAATCTACGAGTATGATCCGCACCCATGAGTTTAATAATTCTATTAACTGTATAAGGTACGTCATAGCCTTCGCTGTTCCAACCACTGATAATGTCAGCGTCGTCAATGATAGTTAGAAACGTATCCAACATATCTTCTTCGTTGGGACAAAGTATAGTGTCATCAAATCTAGCTACAATAGCTTCTGCTTGATCCTGTGCCATTAGGTCAGGTTTAATAACCAATGTAATTAGTTTATCCAGCCAGCCACAATGTACAGAGATAGCAGTAATGGGATTAAACGGATCGCTGGGATCAGCAAACCCTTTTTCTTTACTGTAAGCAACCTCAATATCGAAAAATGCCTTATTGACTTGTGGAGCGTCACTGTTTAGATAGTTTGATTCTAAACATCTGTTTAATGGCTTAATGTCACTTTCGTAAAGTTGTTTGTGTCCATATATGCGCTTTTCTTTATCGAAAGCTTTGTTACTGGCCACAGCAACCTTAGTCAGTCTTTTACCATCAATGCCTGTGTATTGACCTTTATTGTCAGCATAGTAAAACAGGTAATGGGCAGGAAAACTTTTAAACTTTCTTACTCCATCAACTCGTTCTACTACATTAATAAGGTCTTTATCTTTTACATAAATTGCGTCAACATAACTCATAGTATATTATATATTCCTGCAACATAGATTAATGTAACTATAAGTTGAACAATAATCAAACTCCACTTACGCCATAGTATACCGAGAACAAACCAACCTAGATTGCCTAGGCAACTGAGCCAAATGTTTAGAGGATAAACATTATAACTGGTCAGGGCAACTCCGATAATAAGAACAGCCGTACATAGCCATTCAAAATAAAATTGCCATGTTTGCTCTTTTAGGAATTTAATCAACGATGACCTGCAACTTCGAGAACTTCTTCTACCTCAGTAAATGCATCTTGCTCTTTGGCAAACTCATTCTTATAAGCAATACGCAATGCCTTTTTAAGTACGCCAGGCTTCATGTCTAGTTCTTCTGCAATGGCTTTAATAGTTTCATTCAAGCCTTCGGACAAGGCAGCAACTTCACCCATAACTTGAATGCCTTCGGCAAATAGTTTTTTAATTTTGGCTTTTTCATCGCCGGAAAACATACGCGGTTCCATAAACACTCCTTAATAAAATGTGTTCTACTATTATATAGTATTACACATCATCAGTCAAGTGTTATTTGGTAAACAGAGAAATTTCTTTTTGGCGTAACAGTTCAAGTTCACTGCGAACTTTACCATTTTCAATTACCCATTTTTTTAGTTCAGTAGGAACAGCGTCAAAATCATTTTTGTTAATGACTTTGAGTAAGTTGCTGTTTTTGAATATTGTTTGGCCGCGATCGTCAATAAATGATACTAGCGCGGCAGTTTGAGATTCTGTTAATGTTACTTTAACTAAATCTTTTACTATCTTTTCAGTTTGTTGCATTATCTATTTTTTAATGTAGCAGTTAACATCCACGCATGTTTTGCAAATGCATCCTGTCTTTCAGCCATCAAGTTACTTAGTCCGTGATTACTGTTTTGTTCGGCTAAGTCATAGCAAACTTTAATACTAGTTTGTACAGTACTGATATCTGCTAATAGTTTTTCAATCATTGAACGAGAGTTTGGAATCTCAACTTGATCTTCAATTTGACTTAGTTCAAGATAACGTCTAAAACTACCAGGTGTGTAAAAGCCAATAGTACGAACACGTTCAGCAATAGTATCTACACTGCCATAAACTTCTTCATAGATTTCGCCAAACAAATCGTGATATTGTTTGAAGTCAGGGCCTTCTACGTTCCAGTGAAAGTTTTGTGCTTTTAAACTAAAAGCATAGTGATTTGCTAAAACTACTTTAAGTGCTTGTGAAAGTTCGTCCATGATAATATCCTTTTAATTATTTATCTTTTGTTCAATTGACGAACTAATACGAAGTATGGTGTTGGTAGTAGAGTAATCACCGACTCTGCTGTAAAAAATTATTTCATCGCAGTGATTGGCAGCTTCGACACTTTTGCCTTGCCAGTCACTGCCCTTGACATATACATCGGGTTTGTATGATTTCATTATATCTATTAGCTGTTCTTTACTGTCAAAGAACAGTACTTGATCAACTGCTTTTAAATTTTCTAAATGAAACTTGCGATCTTCTTGATTATTAACAGGGCGAGTTGGACCTTTTAATTCTGATACTCTTCGATCCGTATCAATTGCCACTAACAAATAATCGCCTTTGCTTTTTGCGTAGTTTAACATTTCGATATGCCCGCGATGCAGGATATCAAAAGTACCATTAACCATTACTCGCATTTTGACTGTCGCCCTTGCCTACTCTGTAATTATCTTCCACTGAATCAGGTGTACTGACTTCAATGATAACACCTTCTTCTACACAGATTAGTTGATGTGGTAATAATGGTTTGTTATGCCATACATCACCTTCTTTTAAAGTTTGTTCGTATTGATTGGCGTTGGCTGTGTCAATACAGCGAACAATAAAGCTACCACTGAGTACATACCATGTTTCTTCTTTTTCAGCATGGAAGTGCATACTGAATTTAGCACCTTGGTTAAACTTTAATAGTTTACCGCAGTATTTGTCATTGGTAGCCCAAATGTTTTCCGAGCCCCAGCCTTTGGCTACAAAACCTTCTAATCTCATAGTTTTATTTATAGACCGTCACCAACAGCACGACCTTTGAAAGGATGTTGCTTGGGTGCTTTACCTAGTACTGGACTAGTCTTTTTTGGCATTTCAGTTCCAGGAACTTGACGAGCTTTCTTTTGATCAGCATCTAATCCTTCTGCCATACCTGGTTTTACTTCTGCCTTTGCGGCATCGACTTTTGCTTTTTCGGCATCGATGACTTTTTGCTTTTCCATGTCTAACCAATGCTTATTATTTTTTTCTAAGTAGGCTTCTGCTTCATCGGGTTTCATTTTAACTTCCCACTGTTTGGCTCTCCAACGGAATAGGCGTTGTTTCAAGTATGCACTCTGAGCATGTAAATTCATAAACTCTAGTACATCGTTTTCGTCACCTACATGTTTTTCTACCCAACGCTTAATACCTGCTTGAATACTATTTTCATCTGCGGCAAATAAATCTTTGATAATTTGTATCAACGATGGTGTCGCCGCCATGCCGCCAACAGCACCGTAGGCCATGACCTCGGTGCTTAACCCAGCCAGTGCAGTACCCACGCCGCCCATTGAGGCTACAATAGGAGCCATTAGTCCAGCGTAAGCCAATCCTGCACCTACACCACCTACTGCTAACAATGGAAAAACAGTGGCTATTTTTCTACCAACATAACGTAATGCGTTTGCTGTAGCACCAGTTGGATCAATTATCTCTTCAACTTGGTCTACTTTTTTCCATACAAGTGTTCTGCCGTCAGTTAATGTTGCTTGGCAAGGACCATCAATCATCTTAGACTGAATAATTTTAGCATCGGGGAACTTTGCCTTGACAGCTTGAATCCACTGACGTTGTGTGCGGCCTTTTGAATCGACAGCAGGTCCAGCAACTTCCGCCACACCTTGATCAGCACTTTCAGGCACACAGTTGTTAACTCTAGTGTCGCCTTTCATCTTAGTGCCTTGCTTTTTATAGCCTTTCCAGCACTTGGGATCTAAACGTTGTTTAGCTTCAATTAGTTCTTGTATTTTCATTTTAGCAATTCCACTTTCTTAAAGCCAATGCTTTACGAGTTGGCTTGCCATTATCGCCCTTCATTGGACCTTTCATGCCGCCCATTCTAGCACAGAATGATTTGCGGCGTTTGGCTGCTTTGCTGCCTTTTTTAAGTTTACTAGGTTTAGTAGTAACTGCTGTTTGTAATTTACTGCCAGGATTCTCTCTACGATAAGAGGCAACACCTTTGGCATTTAAACCACCGTTCTTGTTTTTACCTGATTTCTTTTGCCAAGCGGCAGCTTCGTTTAGTAAGTCATTATCACCTAGTTCTTCAAAGTCTTCCCAAATTACATCAGCATCAACACCATGTTGTTCGGCAAGTTGTTCTACCCAAGATTCAATGATATCAAATTGAGAATCTAAGTCTTGGATTGATTCAGTAAGCTCGTGTAATCTCATTTGCCGGCCGCCATACCTTCTTTACTATACTTGTCAATCGCTTGGCCGAGCCATAACCTATAAAAACCAGGGCGTTCATTATATGCGCTAGTGCCGAGTACAGTTATTAATGCGGCTATAGCATCATTTTCTGTTGGGCCTTTCATTTTGGCTGCTATTTTAGCAACAAGTGGATCAAATCGTGGCGCATCGGCCTCTGTTACTTTAGGATCCATGCCTTGTTCTTTTTGACTTAGTAAATAATCCCAAACACTAGTTGTCATCATTTCTGCTTTAGCAAGTTTTTCCTGTGCCCATTCTGGCAAGTTGTCATTGTCTTCTATAGTATCTAGTAAACCGTTTACAGCACGAGCCATTGTACGTAGATTACTTTTAGCCATGCCTGCTTCATCATCGTATTCACCGTTGAATTCTTCTTTCACACCCCGGCTCATATGCTGTAATTCGCTCATTGTGTCGCTGATAAAATCTTCATCATAGCTAATCAATCCACGAGCTTGTTTTGGACTCATGTTTAATTCTTTAACAAGGACCATACCGATTGTATTGATTAATTCGTTTTCGCCGCCACGTTCGTACTTAATACCTTTGTCGGATAATATTTTGGCAACCTGATAACTTGTTCGATCTTCGGCGCTTTCCGCTACATTTTGTTTTGATTCAGTAAGTTGATGTAATCTCATTGGTATTACTCCATGCCTTGTTGCTTATCGTTGGGGTTAGTAGTCAACATAAACTCTTTACCCTGATTAAACAGTTTGGCCTGCATTGTTAGTGCGGCTTTATTTGCGGCAGCCTTTCCACGGAATGAATAAGGATTGCCTTGTTTGTCTCTAATGAGTTTACCGTTTAAGCGAATATACCAAGTACCTGCATCACGTGCGGATAAATTCGCGCTGTGAGCTTTTTCTTGTTCCCACTCAGCATCATGTTCTTGACGTTTGAAATCACGCTTGCCTTGATCCATTTGATCTTGTTGATAACGATCATAATTGTTAGGACTCATAGTGTCTGGATTATTGCTACCATATCTACCGCCGGCCTCTACCACACCTTCACCAGTCATATCAGCCAATGACTGTTCAACTTGTTTGATCCAGCCGCTAACGTCACTGCTACCAATTTCTTCAGTGTCACCTACAAAGTCCGCTACATCATCGATTGCAGCCATAACTTTTTCAGGACCATACTTACTTAATAAGTCTGTGCGTTGTAATAAAATTCTACGAGTAATAGCACTGGCTACAGGGCTATCGCTTTCAGTTAAACTGTGTTCTTGTGCGAATTCAAATAATCTCATAGAACTGACCTTATCTCTTCTCTAGTTTTGTATCCTTCTGCGATACAACGTAGTTGTTCGATAAACTCACGCACTGGACGACCACGACCCTTTGGCATCATAGCACTTTCAGCACGACGAGCAGGACGTCCCCTTGCGCTTTTATACGCTTGTAATTGCACAGCGGATATTTTCTTACCTGCTTTTTGTGCCAACATACCCGCACCTGAATTCCAGGAACCAATGATAGCAAATTTATCACCAGTTGGAATAACTGCTACAGCATTTTCTGCACTACCTACAATTTTACGTTCTGGGTGTAATCTCTTAGACTTATGATACCATAGTCTATAATCAGTGATCTTTTCACCAGCGTCGGTTGTTTGAACACTCGAACTTGGACGGCCAGCGGCTCTAGGCGTGGCTGCAGCCTTAGCATCAGCTTTTGCAACTTTAGCCGCTGCCTTGGCCGCAGGCTTTTTGTTGCCCCACTCATCATAATCTTCTTCGTCACCGTCATCGCCTTGATATTCGCTGCCGTATTTGCCTTTGTGAACTACACCTGAACTAGTTTTAGTTACAGTACCACCAGTAGCGGCTTTACGAGTTTTGTCGTTGAAACCATACCAATCATCGTCTTCATCATCATAGCGTTCAGTGACTTTCTTCTTGCCTTCTGTGATGGACTCTGTAATATAGTCATGAACATCTTGATCGAAACGCTGATGAATCCATTCATAAGGATCACCATCTCTAGCTTTTGCTGTACCATATGGCATTTCACCATGTAGGAAATAGTAGTCATATAGTGCGTGATATAATTCATCACTTAGTTCATGACCTGCCGCAAAGTCTTTAACTTCCTTAGGGAAACGTTTGACAATGTGCGCTAGTGTGTCGTTTTGTTCTGGGACTGCTTCAGCAATTGGCATGCCTTCTTGTACGCCAGGTTGACCAATACGTTGAGCAGCCGCTTGTGCCATTTCTGGACCACGATCTCTGTTCATCATATTACGCATACCAGCCATTAATTGATCAAATGATCTTGGATCGGCCAGCATTTGCATGAATTGTTCCTGGCGACCATTCTGTAGTGATTTTTTGTACAAACCGTATACAAATGTAGCTTCTGGATGCTCTAATGTAATTGGCTCACCACCAAGTGTAATAGTAGCACTGGTGCTGGTAGTTGCCGCATTGGCAATGGCTTTTAAATTGTTTGCACCAGCAATAACTGGACTTTCAAATAGTTCAAATAAATTCATGGTTTAACCCTTATAATTGCTGAAGTCAAAAACTTTTCGTAGTCTATCATAAGCTTCTGTGTTTATTTCTTCTTTTACTTCTTCCTTGCCACCTATACCATGGCTGGTTGTTTTGGTAAATTCTTTACCGCCTACTGTAAACTTCTCACCTTTTTTAACTTGACGCATAGCATCAACAAAGGCATTACGTTCTGCGATTGCCGCTGTGCTTTCTTGCGGAATTTCTTTTCTAGGATTACCAGATTTGATAATGTTAGCAATATTTTGAATAGTTTGGTCATCGCCGTTTTTCAAAATACCTAAAAATGCATCAGCTAGTGTTAGTGTATCTTGTCTAGTTGGATTACCAGTCATACTACGCTGAATAGCTATTCTTAAAACTCTAGGATCAACACCAATTTCACCACCTAGCTTGTTAACATTATAATGTGTGCCTTGGGTTGGACCATTGTCAGCTGGGTCGCTAACTGAAGGAGTCAACCCCGCTTCGCGTAGTTTATTCATTTCTTCTTGTAGTCGTGTAATCATTAAATTGCGTTCACCGAGTTGTTGTTCAGTTAGTTCGCTGGCATTAACGTTGCTCAAACGAGTTGCAAGTTCATACATTTTGCGGGCTTTTGCTTTATCCATTATAAATCCTTTTTTCCTGTCCATTTTTTTTCTAATGCTAATGCTAATTCTTCAGCAATATTTGCATATGGTATTCTGCGTAGTATTTCAGTACCTGATTCTTTACGCATACTTCTTGTTTTTCTTCTGCGGTGCATTCGCATAAATGGCATGGAAACTGTAGCTACGCTACCTGAACCCATGTCACTGGCATCTTCTGTTAGTTCTCGAATCTTCATAAGTTTATTTATCGAATTTGTTTCGATTTATTTTAATTAAAGTAGTTCCCATCCAATGAACTGTGGATTCTTTAAACTTTGTACACGCACAGTTGGATTGCTTTCGAACATGCCATTGGCATAGCGTACATAGATATCTAGTTCAGCATTATCTTCGCTATCAGGGCGCCCAATCACAGCAATGAATCGCTGACTGGTACCGTCTGGTTGTGCGTATTTCAAACCTTTTAATTTAATGTCAGCTACTTCATCTTGTGCTGGCACATAGTACAACCCTTTGGCACTTAGGTAGTAGTAAGGCTTTGTTCCAAAGCGCAGTATACTGGCTAGCTTGCCAGACTTGTTTAGTGTTTGCTCTATGGTAACTTCAAAAACTTTAGCAATCTTAGAGTACAAAGGAGTAGCATAGCTTTTCTTAGTGGTCCAGTTAGCTTGGAACCAATCGCCGAATACACGCTGCCATTGTGAGTTTTTACTAATGGCACCCATTATCTGTTGTGCTGTCATGGTAACATTTTTGTCGCCTTTCAAGTTGATAGTGTATTTGGTAGACTTGTCATCATAGGTAATGCCATAACGATTTAATGGAATCAGTTGCGTACCGGGTGTATCTTGTGCGGCTTTTAGTACATCAGTAAAGACTTTGGTCTTCATATCATTGTACTCTTGGCCAGCGTGCATGGCAAACACGTCAATGCCGCGACTTGTTTCAATACCCAGGGCCTTTGGAGTTAAATTGGCCAAGGTAATACCGCCTTCAGCTTTGATACTAATACCAGCCGTCTTACCACTTTCGAACTCAACGTCAGTAACGCCGGCGGCAATATTTTGTCCGCCTGCCCAGCCAAGCTTGGTAGGCTCGGCTCCTTGTTTAGCCACAATCTTTTCACGTACCATTGAGCCTTTGCCTGCCCAAGCATCAAACGTAGCTTCATCATAGTTGGGTGCTAACAGGCTTTTAATATCTTTGTATGTCTGTTCAGGATTCATTAAGATACTGGCAGGAATAGACAGTTCAGGATTCTTAGGGTCAAACGGACCTTTACCCACTAGGCCGTAAAGCAAGCCCACTTCGCTGTTGTAGCGAATGCCACCGCTTTTGCCGCCTTCAGTTATGGCCTGTTTAATTTCTAGTAATCTCATAGTGTTATATTTATTTCAATTAAATCTTGTCTAACAAATCTCTGTTAGCTCTAAGGTAACCTTTGGCGTATTCTAAATCATCAAATGCTTTTTTAGTAACACCATTACCGTCAATGACATTATAACGAACTTCTGTGGATCCGTCAATACGTTTGCGTGTGTAGCGTTTGATATATGCTCTGCCATCGTCAATGCTTTCGTTTATAAATTCGTTTAATCTCATTCCATTATCCTTTGTAATGCATCTTTAGTAACGCTTTAATATATGTCTGTGTTCTTGGATCAGTGGGAGGAAGATTTCCTTTTACTGAACTATAATATCCCTGGGTGTTCCAGTTTCTACTTTCTATACTATGAATACCTGGCGCAGGCTGCCCTTGTAGAAATCTTGAAAACCGTGATGGGTTTGGACTTAGTACTGCTGTAAAAAACTTATTAGGTGTCAAATTGTCTATCAATTGATTTGTATATCTGGTCCCGCCTGTGCCGCCGCCGGCTTTTAATAATTCTTGTTTGGCATTTGGATTAGCAGTTATAGAATCAACTATAAATGCTTGTCCAAATTGATTTGAAATTAAATCTGCAGTCTTTGCTCTTGACATATTTGCAACATGAACTGTTAAAATAGGAACGCCATGCGTTCTAACATACTGTACCAATTTGTTAGCAGGTGTGTCTTTGCTGGCAGGTTTATCCTGATTCATTAACTTGGCTAACTTTGTTTTATATTCATTGGCATACATATTTGGATCAGTGGCAATGATCATAGCACGAACAAATCGTCCTACTGTATTGTAAATTCCGTTATAGTCAGCTAGATAATTACCGCCGGCATGTCTGAAGCTAATGTATTTTCCATTATTACTGATACTTGCTGTGTGTGATCCGCTATAATTTGCCACTATTCCTTGAAGCGCCTTCATACTAAAATTAGTTTCAGGTTCGCTTTGTATGTGTCTATTTAAACTTGTAGTAACACTACTTGCATAACTATTATCCTGTCTATTAAAATATTTCAATACATACTGATCGCCTAAGAAAACTGCCAATTTTAATATATCTAATTTTAATGGAATACTGACATTAATGTGTAAGCCTGTGCTGTCATTGGTATATAGTTTAAGTTGTCCAGCCATGGCATAGAATTTTTGTAAGTCTTCAATGGCTTTTACGGCGGGCAGTGGCGGGCTAACAATTTCAGCTGTTGCGTCCATGTCATCGTCAGCTTGTAAACTACCATCTGGTTCAATATACCAGTCTCTCATGTTTTTATTTCTCTCATGATATGAAGTGAATACATTGACCTTGGTACCCATGGTTTGTGCTACGTGATATTTTAAAACTTCGGCAGCATCAGCGTAACTGGGATCTTCATCGTATTCATCGTATTCATCGTATTCGTCATCGCCATCTAAATTCAATATACTGTGGGCTTCATCGGGATCATAATCAAACAATTGATTAAACTTTCTTCCAAAATCCTCTGATATGTCATATCCGTAACCGCCTGGTCCCTGTTCGATACCCAACAATCTACCAATCAATTCTCCCCATTGTATATTGCTTTCTTGTGCCATTTTATTTGCTAGGTCTCTCACAGTTCTATGTACAGGAGTAGTTCCCGCTATAGTCCTGCCCAATCTCATTGCAAAGTCTAATTGCTTGCCAAACTCACCTGGCACAGTGTCGCTGGCTGTCCATTGATCTGTTTGTTGTTTGACACGTTTTACATATTTTGCTCGAACATCTTCTGGAATTTTATTGAATATAGATCTAATATTTGTTAACTTTTCGGCGGCCAGCGTATTGTAAACTTCTTTTATAGAATTAAAACCATTTACGGGTCGTTTAAATTTAAAAGTATTGTCAAAATTCTCTATAGACAGAGTATAAAAATCTAAATAGTCAAATAATTGGTTATCTAAAATGTCTCGAGCAACTGTATTTTTAGTAACACCGGCCACTGTTTTTTTCTTTGTATTAGAGTTGACAGTTTCTTCAGGAATACAAACTTCAAATTCGTAGCCAACTAATACTCCTGCTTCTTGCCCAGTGGCAATAGCCTGCCCAAAGGCAGCAGGATTCATTGGAGCTTCGTCTATTGTTTGTTCTTTTAATTCAAGTAATCTCATATATTATCTCATTATAGGCACAACTTCAATTTGTGTCATATCTGAATCTTCTGGAGCATTTTGTCTTAGCCAGTCTGCGGCAACTCTATTAGCATCTGCCTGTGAATTACCAATTCCACTGAATCTATATAATTCTCGGCCAGTGTCTGTATCTAATATTTTCCAAGCACCTGTAAAGCCTCCAGCGGCACGTTGTCGCTGTAAGTCTGTAGTGCTGCCGGGTATAGGTCTTACAGCGCCAGGCCTTCCTGAAGTAGCAGGACGATGCGGAGTTGCACGCCATCCATTAGCTCTAAAAAACTCTGCTTCAGTTGCCCCATTTGTGTTTAAATTCCATTCACGCCTAACTTGTTGCATCGCTTCAAATTCATCAAAAGCAACAACTTCTGCACCCTGTCTTTGATGCGGAGAATCATTTGATCCGAAAACCCTCCAAACAAAAGGTGACATGAGTCGACTAGGCAATGCTGTTGTGCTACCAGGCGCAGATGTAAAGTTTTGTTCTATATCAGGCTCAATGTCAGTGACGCCGGGAATAGGTCTTGGCGGTGCAGGACGAACAGGAGTAGCAATCCAACCATTATTTCTAAAGTATTCTTCTTCAGACTGTCCACTTGTGTTTAAATTCCATTGTTGTCTAGCTTTTTGTTTTGCTTCGAACTCACTAGAAGCAATAACTTCTACGCCTGTTCTTTGATATCCAGAATTAGTGCCTTGAACCTTCCAAACAAAAGGTCTATCTGTTCTAGCGCCAAGACTCGACGGAGATTGTGGTTGCTGTTGTGGTGCTGGATCATTTTCTCCTACTGGCTCGACTTGATAGTTACCGTTGAAGTTATTTGTGCTTATCCATGATGCTGCCAATACATTGGCTCTTGCTCTTGTATTTTCTGCAGGACGGAAACGATATAATTCGCGACCTAAGCCATCAATAATTTTCCATTGTTCTGTTGGACTTGTAGCGGCACGGCCTACGCTACCAGCAGGTTGTGGCTCACCACTCGTGGCACGAATTGGAGTTGCTAGTATAGGTTCAGCATTACTATCGCCCCAACGTCTTATACCAAACATACGTTTTGCTTGGAATGGCTGTAATCCGTGTGGTCCGTGATTAATATAATCATCTAAGAAAGTCAATGCTTGTTCATCTGTAGTAGCACTTACAGGAACTGGTTCATCTAACCTTTTATTTCTATCTAAGTTAAACAATTCATAACGGTTCTTGTCAAATCGAGGACGACGACTAAAGCTTCTTGGTTCCGTATTACTAATGCCATTTTGATAACGCCATTTTCTATAATCATCACCAGTTGCGTCATAGTTATCCGATGTTCCATCAGGATCTACACTTTTAAATGTTCCAACAACTTCACCAGTACGGTCGTTATATACTTCCCAGTTGTCTGCGTTGTTATCAAATGGGCGAACAGGATAAACAGCGGCAGCACCTAATGCACTTAATTTCAAGCTCCATTCACTGGCTGCTTTTTGTAATGCTTCTTCTTTTGATGTAGCAACAACTTCAACGCTGGCACCAGATTTTCCACGTCCTTCTTTGTCAACCCTATACCACATTTTCTTACCATTGGGTTCTTTACCTGCCTTACGTTCAAACTGTGCTTGTTTAATAAAACTCTTTAATGCACTCTGAGGTAATTCACCTGCCGCATATCTAGCAAAGTAAGCCATGGTATTTGTAGCATCTTTGTCATTGCCTGTTAATAACTTATAAAGCTTTTTAGCGTATTCTTGTTTGTATTTTGTTTCATCCACTGCGGCATCTAAGGCAACAACAAAACGATATAGTGTATTTTCAATCTTGTCAAAGTTTTCATTTAACCAATCGCCACCCGGACTGCGGAATTCTATGTAGCCTGTTTTAGTATTAATACTTGTATACTTTGAGGTGCTACCGCTGTGAATTGCTTTGGCAGCACTGGTGTTTAAATGTTCGCGCATTTTGTCTAGCAATGCTTTTGTATCTTCAGGACGTTGAGCAATGTGTTCTTTAACCATTATAAGGGCACTCTTAGCATAGGTATTACCAGCACGACCAAATTCATTGAGCACATATTCATCACCCATTAGAACAGCAAGTTTAACATAGTCTAACTGAGCCATGTCGCCCTTCCAGTTGGGAACGCTGACATTAATATGTAAGCCGGTGCTGTCATTGGTATAGCAACCAGTTTTGTCTGCCCATGCTTTAACTTTTTTCAAGTCGTCTAACAGTTCATTAATAGGCAATGCTGGACTAACAAACTCTAAACCTCCGTCTTCGTCTTCGTCTGCTTCTAAACTGCCATCCGGCTCTACAACATAGTGTAGATTATTAGCATCTGGCCTAGTTACACTACGGCTGTGATAGTTGTTGCTGGCCTGCACTTCACGTCCAATAGCACGACTAAAACTATCTGCGGCATCTTCTATACTAACTCCGCCTGTTTCTCTTTCTGGGGTAGAGTAATGAGGCCAAGTCATATTGTACTTAACTTCGACATCCTGCATGGTATTGATATCAGCACTTTCAAGCCATTCGCTTTCCATGTCAGCATCTCTATAGAAATTATCACGGAAATCT